CCTCTTTATTTAATGTAAGGGTTGCATATACTCCATCTTCTTTTAACTCCAAAGTATTTACATCAAACCATCCAACCGCACTGCATCCTTTTTCGGTAAAGCAGTGTTCAACATTTAAGGGAATATCAATCCTTTTTGCTTTTGTTTTTGCAACAGTGTTTTCATCTACAATAAATACCCTCCCATCAAACCCCGTAATCGTTCCTGCGGGTGAAATTTTCACGGTTTTGCCCGACTGGTTTAGCTCAATCCTGATACTACTCATGCATTTCCTCTCCTTAAAAGTTTTATTACGCAATTTTTCACTAAATTTTTGATGAATTTATCCATATATGGATATTTGGACAACAAGCGATAGTTTTTGCGGAAAAATTGCATCAAAAAAGGCTTTTGGATGTGGGATGAGATAAAGAAAATGATAGGGACTGCCGCTCCAGCTCTTGGAACCGTGCTTGGAGGACCTGCCGGAGGTGTTGTGGGAGGACTTATTGCAAACGCTCTTGGGGTTGATGAAGACCCAAAAGAGATAGCAAAAGCTCTTAAAGACCCTAAAAACCTTGAAAAAATCAAAGAGCTTGAAATTAAACATAAAGAACTTATTAATAATTATTTGCTTGAAATGGCAAAAATTAACCTGGAAGATAAAAAAAGTGCAAGAGAGCGTGAAATTGAGCTTGCAAAAGCAAACAAAAAAAATTTCATCCAACCTATCCTGGCGACAATAGGAGTAGCTGCGTTTTTTGGGATGGTTGGGTATCTGATAGCGTTCGGACTTGCGGACATGAGTAAGGAAGCAAGTTTTATAGTTGGTAACTTAACCGGAATTGCCGGAGCAATAGCAAAGGATATTTATGGTTATTATTTTGGTTCTTCTCAAAGCAGTGCTGAAAAAACCGAGCTTCTTGCAAAAGGCAGATAATGCATGAAACATTGACAATCGCAAAAGATATTTTGACGTTTGCGAACTTAATGGTGTTTGTATTGCTTGTTCCTTTATACAGATTTATAAAAAATTCAATTCAGACAAACATTGAACTTGCAAACACTATTAAAGAGTTAAAAGATGAGCTTAGCCTCCTTAGAGGCATTCTTTTTGACATAGCCGATGCGGAAACAATCAAAAAACATCTTGCAACAAGGAATAAAACGCATGAATAAAGAACTCGAAAGAAGAATCAACAATCTTATCCAGGTGGGAACCGTTGTTGAAATTGATTCTTCAAAAGCCCTTGCAAGGGTAAATATTTTGGGAAGGGTAACTGACTTTTTGCCTGTAAAAATGATAGGAAATTCTTTTATTAAAGTTTTCATTCCCGTAAGGGTTGGAGAGCAGGTTTTAGTAGTTAGCCCTTATGGGAATGCAAACTCAGGGTTTATTATCCCAAGCATCTTTAATAAAAGTTGCAAAGAGCCTGTTGGAAGTTCTCCTGATAAAGCAATAATCGAGTTTGCAGGTGGAGTAAAAGTGGAAAGTGACGGGAAGAATATAAATATTACGGCGCCGGCAAGTATAAATGTAAATTGTGAAAGCGCTAATGTAACAGCTGAAAATGTAAATGTAAAAGCAAACACTACGACAATAACAAGCGAAACTACAAACAACGGAGATGTAGTAATAAACGGTAATCTTGCGGTAAATGGCAATTTAGCAATGAATGGAAGCGGAGGCAGTGGAACTGCTGAGATTACAGGTGATTTAAGAATTAGTGGAATTATTTACGACATCAAAGGCGATTTAACAAACCATACGCACAGCACGACTGACGGTGCGACTGCGGAGGCGAGATAATGCTTAAAAAAATTAAGACCGAGAAAGCGATTAAAAGAGTTTTAACTACTCCTCTTGGAAGCAGAGTTATGAGACCTGAATTTGGAAGTTTGCTTTATACGCTTGTTGATAGGAATTTTGACAATGAATTTATACTTGATGCAATAAGCTATACATATGAAGCGATTGAGAAGAATTTACCTGAAGTTAAGATAAAAAAAGTTGATGTGGATAAAAATGTAATAAACATACTTTGCGAAGATGAAGACGGAGAACTGGAGGTAGAAGTTGAATTTATCTAATTTAAAGCCGCCGACAATTTTAGAAGTTTTGGATTATGAAGCAATTGTTGAGAGAAAGCTAAACAGAGTAAAAGAAATTCTTGCAAACAAAGGGATAGAATATGTCCCGTCTGAAGCTGATGATTTGATGACTTTAATTGAGATGGACGCTTATGAAGAGATGCTTTTAGTTGCAAGAACTAATGAAAGAATAAAACAGCAGTTTTTAGCTTTTGCAACTGGGAGTAATTTAGACCATATTGGAGTTACAAGATTTGGAGTTGAGAGGCTTCCTGGAATTAAGCCAAAAGCGAAAATTGAGTTTACCTTATCTCAAACGCAGGATTATGATGTAGTGTTACCGAAAGGCTTAATGCTTGGGAACGGGAAAGATATAAGCTATTTGGTTGAAGACGTTGTAATTAAAGCCGGAGAACTATCTGCAGTCGGAACAATTGAGCTAAATAAGGAAGTTGAAAGCTCTGATGTTAAGACTGAAATGATTTTAACTCCAATTGCTTGGGTGATAACTGCTAAACAGCTAACACCTTTTGCTGGTGGAGCTAATCCTGAGAATGATGAAAGGTATCGTGAGAGAATCTGGTTAAGCCGTGAGAGAAGAACGACCGCCGGAAGCCGCTTAATGTATAAATTTTACGCAAAGAGTGCTGATGTAAGGGTTAAGGAAGTAAATGTTAAAAACGGAGGAGCCGGGATAGTTAAAGTTTGCTACCACTCAGATGAAGATATTACGGAGATTGTAAAAAATTATTTAAACGCAGATGAGATAAGACCATTAACTGATAAGGTAGAAGTTGAAAAAGCTATTGTAAAAGAAATTTTAATTGAGGCTACACTGATTGCAAAAGATATAAGCCTTGTGGATTTAAAAGCGGTAAAAGCAAGATTTAGAGACTTTGAAGAGAAATTTAACGTGTTTTTATCCGTTCCGAAAATTTACGACTTGCTTACGGATGAAAATATAATTGATGTGGATTTAAAAAGCCCTTTAAAAGCGATTAAAACGGAATTTAACGAAGTTTTAAAGTTTAGCTTTAACTTGGGGGTTAGCAGTGTTTCCTAATTATATAAGTGAGCTTTTAAAAGCTTATTTTGAAATGAGTAGTGAAGATAGGAGAAAAATACTTGATGAGAGGTATTTTGACACTAATCCTCTAACTTGTCTAAAAGAATATTTGCCTTATTTGGCTTTGGAAGTTGGGGTAAATATTGACGGGTTAAACGAAGATGATGCAAGGGCTATTATTGAAAAGGCGATAAAAGCAAACAATATAGTTGGAACTGCCGGATGTGTTAAAGAATGCTTAAGTGTTTTTGGAGATGTAAAAGTAGTTGAAAAAGAAAATTTTATATTTGATGTTGATTTTTCTCTTTTAGATAGGGAGATTACAAAAGAGCTATATGAAAGAAGTTTAAAAACAATTAAAAAAAGAAAAAACGTAAGAAGTGTTTTAGGAGAGCTTTTACTTTCTTATGAAACATCTACAAATACATTTTTTAAAACGGGAAGTATGTGTGAAGCAAAAGCAGCAACAGAAATGATAAAAGAATTTACAAACTCTGCTGTGGGTTCTTATTATATGTATGTAGGCAATATGGGCGAAGTAAAAAGTAAAACTGAAATGATTACAGAATTTACAAACTCTGCTGTAGGTTTTGCTTATCCTTTTATAGGAACTATGGGTGAAACGGTAGCAGTAGCAATAATGGAGGTGTAAAATGGGAGCAGTAGGACAAAGTCTTATAACGATAAACGGAATAAAAGCATTAATGGATGCAAGTGTAATTGGAAAACTAATAAAGCCTAAGTATTTTAAGTTTAGCGATGTTGATTACAAACTTGACCCGACAATTACGGACATAAGCGGATGGATACAAAAAGATATAAGCGTTTATAACACGATAAACGAAAATACGGTTGAATTTGTATGTGATGTTGCACCTGATGAAGCCCTTAAATATACAAATACAGCGGGGCTTTATCTTGAAGACGGAACACTTTTTATGCTTGCAAAACCGCCTTATCCGTTCCCGCCGATGTTAAGACAGACATTCAAAATTCAATTGGTTTATCAAAACGCTGAAAACTTAATTGATTTTTCATATCTGCCTTTTTATGAGACCGAGCAGGATTTGGCGATTTTAAATAATGCGGCGGCAATTGGAGATTTAGCTTTACAAACAGGTGAAGATATAGGAATGCTGCAAATTGCAAAAGCTGATTACTATAAATTCAAGGAGGTTACAAATGAAAGGCTGAATGATTTAGAATCAAGAGCGAGTAAGGGTGAAAAAAGGCTTAATGAAGTTGAGCTTGCTACTTTGAACAATGCGGCGAGTTTAGGAAATGAGATACTTAAAAACGCTGAGGAAATAGGGCTTATAAAAGCTTATTTAAAACTAAATTAAAGGAGTGAAAATGGGAATTAATTTAACGGAAATTTCTCAAAAAGTTTTAGATAACAATAAAAATGCTGCAAATGTATTTAGAAAACAATATGACTTGCACTACAATCCAAACCCTTTGGATGTGCCGTTTGAGTATATAGATGAAAAAGGGAATAAAGTAACAACAAAAATACCTAATGTTGCTAAATTCAGAAAGAGAATTTGGGATGATGTAGGTGGAGCTTTAGGACAATTTAACAGAACGTTTTACGTGGATGCAGAAAATGGAGATGATAATAACGATGGTAGTGAGGATAAACCTTTTAAGACTATTAAAAAGGCAATCGATAGTGTGCCTGTTGGTGGAGCAGGGACAATTTTTTTAAAAAATGGAAATTACTACGTTGAGTATCATACTAATACAAAAAACAAACATATTTACTTTAGAGGTGAAGATAAAGACAATGTTATTATTACACATGATTACATTGATGAGGAGAAAAAATATTTTCATTCTTTACAACTACTTAACACAGTGTTAAATTTTCATACCCTTACTTTGAAAACTTCTACAAAAGATAGAAATGATAATAGAGTTATATCTTCTTTACTCGGTAGAGCAAATGATGGAGGTTTTGGAGCAATAAATATTTACGATGATGTTATTTTAGATATAAATAAAGCAGATTTAATTTCACAGTCATTCGCTGGCGGAAAATTAGATATTTATATTTATTCATCTCATATCAATAGAAATAATGATGGTGTGATATTAAATTTAGAGCAGGCAAAAACTTGTGCCACTATTGCAGGGGTGGCACTTCAAAATGGTGATGTTATAGGAATTGTAAAAGATGCAGACAGTGGAAATCCTATCAACCTACTTAGTAATCATAATTTTAGCTCATAAGGAGAGATAAAATGATAAAACAAATTAAACTAAACAACCTTATATATACAAATATAGCGCCTTATACAATAAACGAAGAAGGAAATAAAATTTGGAATATTCCTTCTGATTTAGAAGAATTAAGAAAAATTGCAATCGACACAATTCGTTGGGACGCTGGAAGACAATTAAAGACAACGGACTGGGTTGTCACAAAAATAGCTGAAATACAAGTTGTCGGTGGAGATGTGGAAGCAGTTAAAAAGAAATATGCGGGTATTTTAGCACAAAGAGAAAATATAAGAGCAAAAAGCAATGAACTTGAGGGGAAAGTTAACGCTTGTAAAACTTTTGAAGAATTACTTGAAGTGGTAAAAGATTTAAGAGTAAATGTATGAACTTCTTAATGCAATTACCAAAAGACAAACTCGGACACGCATTAGCAGGGCTTATTATTTTTAACTTTGCTTTGCTTTTTGTAAATGTTGTAACTTCTTTAATTTTCGTTACAATAGTTGCAGCGGGAAAAGAGGTTTATGATTATTTTCACAGAGACAAGCACACACCTGACTTTTTAGATTTTATAGCAACAATAAGCGTTCCGGTTGTTTTAACAATTTTAATCTATCTAAAAGGAGGAATTTATGCGTAAATTAGTTTTAGCTTTTGCAGCAATTTTAGCGTTTATGTTTGTAGGTTGTGCAGACAAAGGTCTTACTATTACAAAATGCAAATCTTATAAAGATGGAATTTGTGTAGCAAAAGATGTAAAACAAGTTAAAGAATGTAAAAATCCTACAAAAATAGATAATAAAATCTATTGCGAGGAATAAAACTTTTAAGGAGAGGAAATGCCTATAACAAGAGGAGTAGTAAGCAGCTGGAAAGCGATAGGAGCAAGACCGGTTAGGGTATCGGCAACCGAGCCGATTGCGGTTGTTTTAGTTAGCAATGAAATAGATGAGAATAAAACGTTTTATTTTGATAGTTTTGCAAAAGCATTAAACGGATTTTTAGATGGTAGAAGTGTAGATGATGTAAAAAAGGCAATTGCAGACGGTAGTATTAAAGGGAATTTGTTTAAGTATTTAGTATGGGCAAACAACAAGTATGACTTGGTTGTGCCGACAGTGATTTCGGTGGCGAAATACGATGACGATGCAGACGCATTAAAAACAAACATCATAAACGCAATAGCCGAGCTTAAAAACGTCCCGGGTGATTTTAGTATAAGACCTGACATTGTCAGTGTTCCTGATTATACAAAAGACTTAGATATTGCAAATCAATACCTTGCAACGATTAATATTTTAAAGGCAAGAGGTTTTATTGACCTTGATGCAACAGAC